AGAATCCCACCCGGGCGATGACGCGTGAATTTAATGCTGCCGTGAGGGCGGCCGGTGCATTGAAGACGCAGGAGCAGCAGCAAAGTCAGCAGCTGCAGACCTTGCGCTCCAGTCTGTCCGGCGCCGGCATTTCCACGCGCGATCTCGGGGCGGCACAGTCCTGGCTGAAAGGGCAGATTGCCTATACCAACGCCGAGCTGGCGTCGCAGCAGAAGCGCCTGGCGGCCACGGGCGCCCAGCAGCAGAAAGTCGCTGCTGCCCGCCAGCACGCCGACAAACTGCGCTCGGTAGCCGGCAACATGGCCACGGCAGGCATTGGCGCGACGGTGGCTGGCGGTGTGCTTGGCGCACCCCTGGTCAGAGGGCTGCAAGAGGCGAAGCACTATCAGACTGAAACCGGTCGGGTGACGGCGCTCGGGTTGGGATCGCAAGTTAGCGCCGATGCTGAAAAATTTGCCCGTAATATGAAGACCTACGGCACCAGCCACACCGAGAATCTGGAGCTGGTGCGGGACAGTATGTCGGTTTTCGGGGATCTGCCGCATGCGCAGATGGTGGCGCCGACGCTGGCCAAGATGAAATTTGGCAATAAGGCATTCTATGGCGCCGAGTCAGGTGAAGAGAACGAACGTAAGTTCATGGATATGCTGAAGGTGATCGAGACGCGCGGCGGGACTGCGAGTCCCACTGCCTTCCATAGCCAGGCGAATATGGTGCAGAAGGTCATTTCTGCGACCGGTGGCCGGGTCGGTCCCTCCGAATGGCTCAATTTCATCAAAACCGGCGGCATCGCCGCCAAGGGTCTGGACGACAAGTCGTTCTACTACGAGATGGAGCCGCTGGTGCAGGAGATCGGCGGCCACCGGACCGGTACTGCGCTGATGTCCGGATACCAGAATCTGTATCAGGGCCGCACCTCCAAGCGTGCTATCAAGAATATCGAGGCTATGGGCCTGATTGGCGACGCCTCCAAGGTCACCCACGACAAGGCTGGGCAAGTCTCCTACTTGAACCCTGGCGCGCTGTTGGGCAGCGATCTGTTCCGCAAAAGCCAGTTCCAGTGGATGGAACAGATTCTGCTGCCGCAGCTGGCCAAGCACGGTGTTACCAAGGACAAAGAGATCGAGGATGCCATCGGCAGCATGTTTTCCAACCGCACGGCCGCCAACCAGTTCGTGCAGATGTTCAACCAGAGAAACCAGATTCACAAGAACGCCAGGCTCAATGCCGGCGCCTATGACATCGACCAGATCAGTACCTTGGGCAAACAGCAGACCGGCGGGAAGGAGCTGGCCGCTGCGGCCAAGCTGGCCGATCTGAAGTTGACCATGGGTGAGAAAATCTTGCCTCTATACTCCAGGGCGGTGGACGTCGCCAGCGGTGCGCTCGATCGTCTGAACGTGTTCATGGAGAAAAATCCCGCCCTGGCCAAGGTCATGATTGTGTCCTTTGGCGTGCTGGCGGGCCTCCTGGTCGTCGCTGGTCCCTTGATGTTGGCCTTGGCAGCCATGATAGGCCCCTACGCCATGTTGCACGTCATGTTCGCCAAGCTGGGCGTGGAAGGCGGTGTGCTGACGCCCATATTGCGCGGTATCGGCAGCTCGTTCGTGTGGCTCGGGCGCATGGTACTGATCGCCGGACGTGCCATGCTCACCAACCCGATCGTGCTGATCATCACCGCCATCGCCGTGGCGGCGTTTCTTATCTATAAATACTGGGGGCCGATCACGGCGTGGTTCTCGGCCTTGTGGCAGGGTATTAAGGCGGTGGTCAGCACGGTGGCGCAAAGCATTGGCGACTTCCTCATGAACTGGACGGTGGTCGGTTTTATTTCGGATCACTGGAATGATATCAAGGCCATCACCATCGCTCTCTGGGCGTTGGTCAAGGGGGCGGTGGTCGGCGCAGCGCAGGGGATTGTCGACTTTTTCATGAACTGGACGATCATCGGCGTTGTGGCCAGACACTGGGACGGTATCAGCGCCGGCGCCAGTACCTCCTGGCAATGGATCAAGGACAAGGCGATATGGGCGGGACAGGGGATTGCCGACTTCTTCATGAACTGGACGCTGCTTGGCATCATCATCCGAAACTGGGACAGCATCACCGGCTTCATGAGCGGCCTCATCAGCAGTTTCAAGACGATCGGTGGACAGATCATGGACGGGTTGGTTACCGGCTTTGTTGGCGGCCTGGTGACGCTCAAGAACGCGATTAACGGCGTGGGTGAGAACGCCATAGGCTGGTTTAAAGAAAAGTTGGGTATCCATAGCCCCAGTACCGTGTTTGCCGAGCTGGGCGATTTCACGATGCAGGGACTGACGGTCGGCCTGCAGCGCAGTCAGGACGGTCCGATCGGGCAGGTCAGCGGACTGTCCAGGCGGCTGACGCAGCTCGGCGCCGGGTTGGCGATCGGTGCGGCCACGATGCCGGCGATGGCGTTTGATACCCGGGCGCCGATATCGCCGCGCGCCGCCGGCGCCGGGATGGTGGTCCAGGGGGACACGTATCACATTAATTTCAACGTGCAACCCGGCATGGATGAGCAGGCTATAGCGCGTGCTGTCGTCCAGGTGCTGGAGCAACGCGAGCGGGATAAAGCTGCACGGATTCGCTCCGGCTTGTCTGATTATGATCGATGAACGAAGGGAGAACTGAGATGTTCGGAATAAAAATGCCGTGGACGAAACGAAAAGAGCGCCTTGCCGCCGAAAAAGCGGCCAGGCTGAAGATGCTGGAGCGGCAGCGCCTTGATCACGTCGACTGGACATCCCGGCGTGGCTTGAGCACCTCCAGCGCGGCGCCGGCGGCGGCTTCCAATGACCGGCGCGACGATTCCGACCTGCTGTTGAGCATGTTGGCGATCCCGAAGCTGTCAGAGCAACACGTTTCTGCGTCGCTGCCGCCAGAGCACGTTAGTGGCTCGGGTGGCGTATTCGATGGTGGCGGATCTTCCGGCGACTGGTCCAGTGGTTCCTCGGCCAGCGATTCATGCTCCAGTTATTCATCTTCTGACAGCTCCTCCAGCACATCGGATTGTTCCAGTTCGTTTAGCTCTGACAGCTAACGAGTACCAGCGCCTATACAGGAGAAAATAGCATGATGATGGCCTTGGGCATGTTTGTCTTCAGCCTGCCGACCCTGGCCTACCAGGAGCTGCAGCGGCAGACGGAATGGAAGCACCCCGGTTCCCCCCGGGTCGGCACCCGTGATGCGCATCAGTACACCGGTAAGGGCGATGACACCATCACGCTCACTGGCTGGGTGGCGCCGGAGCTGACCGGCAGTCTCTATTCGCTTGATGCGCTGCGCCTGATGGCCGACACCGGCAAGTCCTGGATCTTGATTCAGGGCACGGGCAGGATCTATGGCTCGTTCGTCATCACCAATATGACCGAAGACAGGAGCATGCTGACGCAGAGCGGTGACGCGGACCGCGTTGGCTTTTCTATTTCACTGAAGCGTACCGATGAATCCGTCCTGGGGTTGTTGAATACCCTGGGTGACCTGGGCAGCATCAAGAATATGCTCTCGCTGGACGGCCTGAGCAAGATGGCCGGCGACGCGATCGACAGCGGCACGTCGACGCTGAACAATGTCGTGGGCAGCGTGAAGAGTGTGTTCTGATGGCCTACCCAACAGCTGCTTTCAGGGTGACACTGGACGATCAGGACGTCACCGGTAAAATCGCTCCCCGGCTGGTCAGCTTGACGTTGACTGAGTGCCGGGGTGACGACAGTGACCAGCTCGATCTGACGTTGACCGACGCGGACGGCCAGCTGGCGATTCCACCACGCGGCGCCAGGATCAATGTGCAGATCGGATGGAGCGACACCGGCCTGGTGGACAAGGGTATTTTTACGGTCGATGAAGTTGAGCATAGCGGCACGCCGGATGTGTTGACGCTGCGCGCGAGAACGGCCAGCTTGATCGATGCATTCCGGCAGGTGCGTGAAGACAGCTATCACAACACCACCCTGGGCGTGATTATCGAGGTCATCGCCTTCAAAAACGATCTGCAGGCGGGCATTGCCGAGGCGCTGCGCAATGTGAAGGTCGAACACATCGACCAGACGCGGGAGAGCGATGCTGCTTTCCTGCGTCGGCTCGGCAAAAAATATGATGCTGCGGCTACCGTCAAAAACAACACGCTGATTTTTGTTCCGGCGAGCCGTAGCAAGACCGTCTCCGGCAAGGAATTGCCGACGATTCGTATCATCCGGAGTCTCGGTGACGGCCACCGCTTCCATAGTGCCGAGCGCGATAGCTACACAGGCGTGCGTGTATTCTGGTACGACGATAAGCACGGCATGCGCCGCAGCGTTGTCGCCGGTGAGCCAGGCAACAGCAAGCGACTGCGCACGACTTACGCCAGCGAGGTTGATGCGCGCACTGCTGCGGTGGCCGAATGGCAGCGTATTCAACGTGGGTTGGCAACGTTTGAGCTTTCGCTAGCGGTGGGCAATCCTGCGCTGATGCCGCAATCGCCAGTCAACGTGTCCGGTTTCAAGGCTGATATCGACAATCAGGACTGGCTGGCATCGAAGGTCACGCACAGCATCAGTACAGCTGGCTTCACATCGCATATTGAGATGGAAACACGTACTGAGGAATCTGAAGTGACACGCGAAGACGAAGTTCACTGGCGTGAAAGCCAATTGGCACAACCGGGTTAGCAAGAAGAGCGGAGAGGAGCTTGCCGGATCACCGGCCAATACCAAGGCACTCAGCCATCTGTATGCGACCAAGCAAAGCGCAAAGCAAGCGGCTCAGAATGAGTGGGAGAAAATTACAGAGCGGCGCAGCATCATCAAAGAAAACGAGTGAGCCGGCAAGTCTCGATGGCCGCGCTAGTCACTTCAAACAATTTCCTCTTGGAAATAAAATTATTTCTGTAAATTCGATTTACATCTGGTTACAAGTGGCATATTATTTTCAAAAAAAAGACAGAGCTGTCTTTTTTTGTTGGGCGTAAATTTAATTGTGTAAACGATTTTTTTTGCGTGGACTGTGTGCGTTAAATATGTTTCTCTTTTTTTTTACATAAACTGGCTAACCAGTGGACAGTCACAAATGGACAAATTCACAATCAAGGATATGAAAGATCCCTTCGACACTGAGGTTCTCTATAACAAAATTCAGGAACGGATTGCGACCGGTGTTTTTAAGGTCGGCGAAAAAATCTCTGAAAGGGGACTTGCTGAAGAGTTTGGTGTTGGCCGGTTTTATATCAAAGAGACCTTCAGATTGCTGGAGCGTAGTGGCTTAGTAGAGGTTGTGCCGCAGGTGGGCACATTTGTGCGGAAGCTATCCATAAGCGATTTGAGGGAGTGTCACGAAGTGCGCTTGTCGCTTGAGAGTACAGCTGCCTATTTTGCCGCGTCGCGTGGTCCAACGGCCGAACTTGCAAGCATAGCAAAGCAGCTGCGGGACTTAGTAAGCAATAACGGGACGGATTTATTTCAGGAGCAGACGCTGGGTTGGCGATTTCACGATGAAATGTTTCGCGCGTCGAAGAATCAGCAGTTGTGCGCCCTGTACGCGAATTTGCGAGCACAAAGCGGTCTTGCCCTAACAACGATTCCGCGCTCAGACAATGACGTGGTTCGAAAGGGCACTGTTGAGCATATTGAAATCTTTGCTGCAATAGAAGCTCACGACAAAATATTGGCTAGGAACTTGGTTTGGGAGCATGTCCTGTATGGCTTGCAAGAGCGGTTGAAGTTCTTTATGGAAACCGCCTTTTAGATTTTTTGAAAAATAATTTCTGTCATTTTTGGGGGCGGTATGTCGCGATTTATGAGTCAGAAGTATCTACCTGTTTACATGGTCATCGGGTTATTGCTGGGCGCTGTATGTGGCACGTTTTCACCTGATGTCGGCACGCGATTACTGCCACTAGGAACCGCTTTTCTTCAAGCTATTAAAATGCTCATTGTCCCACTGGTAGTGTGCTCAATCACACTGGGCATTTACCATATGAGTACCAGTGTGAAAAATTTTCGCGCGATGACGACGATTAGTTTCGTGTACTTTTTCTTCGCCACCATAGTTGCGGCTTCCATTGGTGTCGGGATCAGCATGTTGCTGCATCCAGGAAGTGGTTTTGTTATGTCGCAAAATATTGCAACGCCTAAAAACGTTGCTCATGCGATTGACTGGACAAAATATTTCCTTGATCTGATTCCTTCGAATATCATCACGGCCATGGGCGGGGGCAACCTATTGCCAGTCATCTTTTTTTCCAGCCTTCTCGCGTTGGCACTGGCTGCGATCGGGGAGCGCGCGAAGCCGATCATCGACGTTCTCGAAGGATTGCTGGCAGCGATTTTTAAGCTCACTGCCTGGATCGTCTCATTCTCGCCAGTTGCGATCTTCGCCATTATTTCTTGGTTGATAGCAACGCAGGGATTGTCGACGCTATTGGCATTGAGTCGTCTCGTCGGAGCGACATATTTGGGTCTTGGGATACTGATGTTGATTTTTTTTATCGTTCTCAAGGCAATCGGTGATAGCCCAATTGGAGTAATGCGCGGCGTTTGGCAACCGGTTATTTTGGCATTTACGACGCGCTCATCGGAAGTGACACTACCGCTT